TATCTCTTTTTCCGCCCACTTAATTCCATGCTTCTCGCAAAAGTCTGCATATGTAGTTTTAGACCCTTTACGTATCTTATTTTTAGCTGACTGAAACACAATTCTTATATCTAACTCTGGATGTTGTTTACGCACTAACAAATGCTTTTTCCGGTCTTCCAACGTCCAACGACCTTTAGCTTCGATTAAAATACCGTTTGGTAGACGAAAGTCGATTGTATACTTATGATTAGTCGCTGGCTTAGTGTAAGGTATCACGGTATCTTCGTACCCGAATGAAACTTTAGCTTCATTTAATTGCTCAGATACTTTTAGTTCGAATCCGCTACGATAACCTTTTTTTTGTGCGTTGCGACGCACCTTGGATTTTGATCTCCATGCCATAACCTATTCCTTTCTTATAAATATTAGTAGTCCCACCGGACGATAAAGTTCATATCGATGTCATCGCGCTTCTGTACCGGCTGTGCTAACTTACCGATAGCTAGTAACTGATTTTTATCATTATACAGGCCTATAGTTGTAATATACGGAAATGCAACGCCGTCAGTAAACATCGTTTTAATCAACTCGCCTGGAGGACGACTACTTTGGTCTGTAGCACAATTTTCAGGCGTTTCTGATGGTGGCATATATGTAGCTGAAGGATTCATTGAGACATTGAATTGTCCCGCAGGAACTCGTATCATAACTTCATTTTCATACAGTGTATGCGTACCTCTATATGAAGTACTAAATACATTACCAAACACGCCGGATCCTGAGTTGTATTTAGCTAACGGCGAAGATACTACTAATTGTCCGTTGCGGTAAAATGCATTACCAACAACATTTGTCTGCATGCATGAGCCGGAGATATAATGTCTATTTGTTAATGAGTCGATTTGATCATTAGTAACCGCATAGTTATAAAAACGCACTTCTGCTAAACTACTAGAAATATCTGTATTCGTATAAGGAGTTAAATTACCTAAAGTAATATCGGACGAATTGGCAGTAGACTTGGCAGGTAGACTACCGCTACTTGTTTGTGCGACGCCATCGATAAACATTTCACATAATGACGCAGAATTACGTATTATAACATTATGCCATTGTCCATTAGTTGCAGGAATCCCCGCGGAAGATATATATAAAGACGAGGCGCCGTCTGATGATGCCATTACATAATGCTGTTCATTCGATACATCCGTAACAACGCCTACAACAAAAGGATATACAGCATTTTGATATACAGTGGGCAATGCTCCTCCCGGAGTAAGTGCTGTCGGGTTAAAAAACGCTTTTAACCTTTGGTATTCGGCACGCCAACCTTTAGGCTGCTTACGATCTTTTACACGTATTTTTTCTGAAGGTGCGCCTAATTTTGATAATAAAACTCGATGGCCTAATTTAGGTCCAATACGTTGATGCCAGAATGATATAGTCCAATCATCGCACATGCCAAATTGATCAAATGCCGGATTTGTAGGAATACGTATATATGAAGTATCACCGCCATTAGTATCAGTGATAGCTTCGAATTTACATGCAAGGCCATGGGTACCATTTTTACCAGTACTGGAAATTCCATTAACAATTTCTACGTTATGTGCAGTTGCATTAAACGTTTGATTGTTAATATTATACTCTAATAAAGAACTAGATAATACTGCGTTCGTATATCGAGCTTTCCGGAATCCGTTATTAAATGTTGTATAGAAAAAGTTTTTAGACTTATCAGCCATTGAGCTGGATTCGATATTAGAATCTCGTAAGTTTCCGTATGAATCATCTGCTAATGTAAATACATCGCCGGAAGTATCAGTAGCCGTTATGGTAACACTTCCTTTTTTAATAGATTCGCCGACGTCATTATACGGTAATGTTAATATTGATGCAGAATAATATAAAAACTTTTCTGTTGTACGTATATTTGACAATTCACTCGTACGTGCTGGATCATATGGATATCGATAAAACCGATGATCTATTTGGTTCCATACCGCATACTTGTTAGTGTTATCAAAACTATTCGTAGGAAATGCTTCTTTAGTGTCGCCGATATTAGGCGTATCACGACGATATATCGCATCGTGCACATAAGCACGACTTTCAGAAGCAGATGTATTAGTTACAGTGTAAGTTTTATATGCTTTGAAAGGCCGGAATTGTACATCATTTGTTCGTATAGAGCTAAATACTGATGGAATTGTCGGCATATCATTTTATCTTAGAAATCTAACTTAACTTTAACTAATGCTTCTCTAGTAAATGATTTTAACAATGGCTGAGATAATTTAGCTACTGCTAACAATTCTTTACGGTCGTTATACAATCCTACAGTTGTAATATATACTTGCGGATCTTGTATAAATGTATTAAATGCTAATTGACCTAATGACCCTGTTACAAAGGATGGGTTATTAGAATAGTTATACTCAGCATTCTTTAATCTGCAAAAGAAATATGTAGATTTTACTTGTTCAGATGATCTAGCTTGCAACCCAAACGTCTCGCCAGAAACCGCTGCTGTACACGATCCAGATATAGATCTAAACAATCTCATAGCATTTACTGCCTCAACGGCAGAATCGGTACCGGTAGTAAAATCAGCACCACCAGCTGCATACTCTGCATCTAACGCATCAGCACTTAAAATAGCTACGCCATGCTGAGGATATAATAATCCGAAATACGTAGGAGAAGCAGGACTATGTATATCAGTGCCGCCATCGATTGAGCCAGATACTAAATTATAAATTAAGCCTCCTTCGCCTTCAGTTCCGCTAGTTACGGATGAGTCATCGATAATCCTGATCATTCCCGACGTCAATGCCGCGCCGCCATTATTAAGCGGTCTCAAATTAATTTCAAAATTGCCTGGATCGATCTTTTCTCTAATACGTGCACGATTAAAGTTAAGTACGTAAATTCCAGCATCAGATGTTGTGCCATCGCCAAAAGTAAATTGATAATCATTTGGCGGCAATAATAATTGAGCATATTGCTTATAAATTGCTCTAGAAGGCGTATCGTTATTTAAGTTACCCGTAGGATCTTCTGAACCAGATCCATTGAAGTGGCCATATGCAATTGAAAACTGTATTTGTGCAGTATCATCCGTAGCAGGATCTTTATCATACACTGCATGAAAATATCTTTGCTGTGTTGCTGAAAAATTTGTAGAAGATGTAAAGAATGTCGTCATCGATCCTACATTGCCACTAAACAACCCGCGAGTCACAGTTTCAACGTTATTTCTAATAACATCATCCGCAGGATCAAACTCAGTAAACACTCTACCTAAACGAGCTCTACGTGCCGCGGCCTCTCGTTGACGAATAATATCATCGGCGATTTGTCTAGCCAACGCTTCTATTTGACCTTGTGCAGCAGCTGCTTGAGGCTGAAACCTCGGGCTGACATTTCCAGTATTGTTTCTTCGAGCTATTTGACTAAATCGATTTGGTCTGGCCATTTTTTATTCCTTTATGCTAACGCTGACGGAGCGCCAATTGTAGTTGCTAACTGTTGCTTTTTAACAGTAATCGTAAGAGATGCACGTCCGCCGGTCTCATTTCCTATAATTAATATAGTTGCAGTTTTATCAGCAGCCAACTGAGGCTTAGCTGCAATTTCAAATTCTAATCCGGATACTGTAATTGACTGAGCTGCTTCGCTATCTCCAATAAATTGCGCAACAGTTGCACTTGCGCCAGCAAGACCGACAGATCTTGTTACTCTAATATCTGCAACATCTGAATCAGAAAGTATTGCAGTATACCCAAATCTAGAATTGCCGTTAGTAAAGTTTACAGTTGACGGAGAAATAATAGTAGTTTCATTAGACTCTAACGTTAAATTAGTTTGGCCAACTCTTACTACTGGAATACGCGCCGTGCCTTTTGGTAAGGTAACAAGCTTATATTTCATCATTTGAGTTTCATCAGGTAATGCTTCAACAATAGGCAAATTTTCAATCGCTGCACCATAAAAAGCAGTACCTAACGGATGTTCGCTGTTATACAAATCGTAATCGATTTCATCATCTGCCAAAGCAAATTGAGTAATTTTAAACTCATCACGGCCTCTCGCTAACAACTCTCTACCTTTCTTAGTAAGAATTGCATCTACCGTAATTGTACTATTATCTAAGTATCCCATAGTTTATTCCATCTTTTTTATAAATATCGGACTGTATCAATTATCTTACGTTTATATTACCAGGCGGTACAATTAATTTAGTTCCACCTCTAATCGGCTCGGGCGTCACCGTATATACCAATTGGTTTGCATTTGCTTCGTAAACTTCAATTACCGGTTTATTTCCTAATGCAGCAATTGTACTATCAATGTTAACTGCTGGACAAGAAATTTTACATCCTTCATAATACGGGTTTTCAGTACTAGCAAAAAAGTCGTCATAGTAACTAGCAGCTGCACTAGATTCGGAATAAAATAACCCTAATGATTGACTAACCCAATGATCATTGTTACGTAATTTTTTATCCGTATATGTAGCACTACCGCTATAATGATAAATTGTCTTTTGAAATATTTCACTAGGCCGAGCGTCATCAATAATTCTACCTAAGTATTCGTGCGAAACGCGCTTTATATCACGGTGAAGCTCAGCAAAATACATACGATGAATAGTCGATCCAGCGCTCGTGCGTTCTATCGTCATTAATACACTTAAAGGCTTATCATTAATAGGTATGACAGTATCTTTAAAGATAGCAGATATATTATTTGTAGATGTATCCAACGTTATAGTTCTACTAGCAATCGTGTAATACCGATCGTCATCATAATACTGTATATCAAATGTACATTGCAATTGATTGGCAACGCTGGCATACTGCCGTACATACATAGTTATATCTTGTATCGTTTCAAACTGAGATAACGTGTCATTAAATGTCAGCCGTAGATATGCCGGCGTTGGGAATTCTATCGTTTGTTGTATATAAGTAGCATCGTCAGAAAACACATTACTATTAGCATTACTATAATTAGTAATTTCGTCGCAAATCTGTAATGAAGATGTATAACTTGGCAATGCATCGACCGGATATATTGCTCTATTATCATATCTAGATTCTGTTTGATAAGCATTTCCAACTAACGCAAAATAATTACCAGGCTGATCAGCATAACCATTAGACCCAGATATAGTATGATATAACGACTCAGCTGATAAAATATTATCGGCGACTGTAATCGATGCGGAATACATAGGTAATGAGCCGGAAAGTTCGCGAACGGGTTCTGGTATAATAGCATCATATTGCGGATTTTCAACACTTGGCTTCTTAGTTAATTTAACTTTAGCTCGTTCTAATGCATGAGGCTCTACAATTAATCCCATTGCCTCATCAATACGTTCAGGTAACAATTGACGTATTTGATTGAACAATGCAAAATCGAATTGACTAAAAATTCTTATAAATGCATTTACATCATTTTTGTTTGCAAATTTTTTCCAATACTCGCGTCCAAACCGCTCTAAATCCGGATAATTGTCTAAGTATTCATCATCCGGATCGCCTACGTAATCATCTAATGCTATGTCACCGATATGGTTAAAGATGTCTTTGTTAACTTGATCTGCATGTGAATAGAACAAACCTAATTTATGCGAATCGATTGGCGCATAATCAAAACTAGAACGTTCACCGGTATTTGTCGGAGATAGACGTCTAATTAAATAGTTATCTTCTAAACGTATCTTTTGTGACCGCGGTAAGTTAGCGCCTAATGAAACGCCTTGTACATAATAAGTTTCTTCGACAGGTTCAAAGTTACCACGTTCTGCATTTTCTGGAGTACTAAATCCATATGCCAACGCTTCGCCGCCGATCAATGTAGCACTGCCCGATGCCGGGTGCTTACTCATTACTCGAGTACCATCACTAGAATAGTCAATAGCATCTAAATCAGTACCTAATGGCAAATGTCTATGTAATGTTGTATACGAAGCTGTTGGATCAGTGGCAGCTACATACGATGACGGATTTAATGTATGAAGATTAAATGTATTATCGTCAATCGTTTCTTTCCATTCTCTATACTCTTGTATAGACCCGCTAAATGTTGTAATATTGGTATCAGATACCGCGTTAATCTGTCCATCCGGAGTATCGCCATCTAAACGGCCACCTATATAAACATATGATCCTGCTATCCCATGGATATTTTCTTCAATAGTGCCGGTTGACCCTGAATGAATTACTTTACCTG